GAAACCTGTGAAGAGGACTTCTTCTTCAAACGCCCTATCCGAGTTCTCTATTTCATAAAGAGGCTCAAGCTCATTATTTACCTCTCCATACTCCATTCCAAATACGGCGTTAAGACCGGGAAGGAGTTCTTTGCTAATACTAGCTCTATTAATAGCCATAATAAATCCTCCCTATTAAGCCGTTGAAGCTGTTGCAGTTACGTAACGGTCACGATGCTGGTTAATCCAGACTTCGACAATTGGATAGGCATCCGAATCCTTTTCATCAGGATACTTAGCTTTACCAATTACCCGTACCGCTGCCGTAGCTTCAGTTCCAGAAGCACCATCAAGGTAGTAACTTGACTGACCTGTGACCGTACTGCCTGAACTTGCAGTGGAGCTTACTGTTACGTTATAGTTCTTGACAATTGCCAACTCTGCTGCTGACAATGACAAGGACGCCTGTATGTAATAGGTCTGATCTGGATCAGTTATTACAAAGAATTTAATGTCCGTGGCACTTGTACTGCCGTTCCAGTAACGTGAGAACTTTGGTTCTCCATTTTCTACATACTGACAGCCCATGAAAACACCAGAGGCTTTAAGAGTTGCAGCAATGTAAGGTGATATCGTTGCAAAGTTTGCACCCGGCATAACGACGGGATCACCAGTGAAAATGCTATTACTAGGTGATTGCGCCTGCCCCGTTGAGGTAAGCGTAATCATGTCAGTGACAGCTTCATTATTGTAGCCGCCACCTTTCTTACGAGCAGGAATGAAACCACGAAATGCTTTAGTAGTAGACATGTTTCATCTCCTTGTTAATATAGGAGCTAGTCCTGAAAACTAGGTACTCGCCCCTTTGTTGTTACAGAACGACTCGAATTTGTAATGGGCATTCTGGAATCAGAACTCTTCATCAATTGTGCATTTACCGCATCCATCTGATCGTTAGCTTTCTGTTCATAGAACTTCCTTCGAGAGTTCACTTTACCGGCTGGCATTTTAACCAGGGCCACATCTCCACGACAAACTGCACCCTGATACCTGCCTTCATCCCGCACGAAGGATGTGAGAGCCATTTCTGGAACTTCATCTGGAGATACGAATTCCCATCCAAGCTGTAGTTTCTTACCTACATTTCCGATGTCGTCCTGACCTTTAATGGAGATGCGTATCCAACGAAGCGCCAGTCCATCATTATCAAATCGTGCTTCCACACTATCTGGAATAGTCAGCGCATTAGGTTCTTCAAAGGTCCAATTCTCTTCTCTCAGATTCTGTTCTCTTAGTGTCTCGCTACGTGTCTCATTTCGTGTTGTCATTTTTAGTTCCTCCACGTTCTAGTTTACAGTCGTATACTCGCCGTCAGCCTGTGTAACTTTAAGCTTTTCGGCGGCATACTGTTCAAGTGGGATATTCCATTTCTGAGCCAGTCTCACATCTTCTTTCGAGAGCTTGACTTTTCTGTTGGAAGACGGAGACGAGCGTGAAGCCCCCGATACCACTTGAGCAGGTTGTGACGTATTCGAAGCAACTTTCGCTTCAGTTTCCTGCACACGTTCATAATTTTGAGGGAAAGCATTTTGTAGCCTTCTGTCAACTTCGTTATAAAATTCTTCATCATCAGGACTATAACCTTCTCCTTTTAATTCTGCATCTATTGCCAGTGCGGCAGCAGTTCTGATTGTATCCTGGCCAAACCATTCATTATCTGAAGCCCAGTCTTTTGCTCTGGGATCATAAGATTGTGGTCGGCCCTGTACTGGTGCTGCCTGTTGCTGTACTGGAACTTCTTCATAATTCATCTTGGCAGAACCAACAGTTTTTAAATCTGCCTGTGCATCATTCAAAGATTCCTGTGCCTGTAAAAGTCTTTCCTTGTTTCCTTCTTCAAATGCTTCCAGATAAACCTGTCGAGCCAATTCAACTTTGTCAGTAAGCTGTTTTTCCGAGGCATCCAGACTGAGTTTATTTACATTGAATAATTCCTGATCCTTTTTTCCCAGGGTCTGTGTTAAAGATTCATTATGATCTATCAATGCCTGAATCTGTTCATCACGTTCCTTTCGCTGTCTTATAAGCTGACGTATTCTTTTTTCAGCACCCTTGGTTTCTATTCCCTCCAGTTCTTTTGGAGTTTCCTCTTCCTGAGAAGCTTCCGGCTCTGCGGGAGCAGTTTCTTCAGGGCTGCTCTGAACTGTTTCTTCTACTTCATATTCTACTTTATCTGAGTCTTCCGCTGATTCGGGAACCTCAACTTCATTCCACTCTTCTTTTTCACTCATTATACTCTCCGTTGTTAACGACACAAACGATTTACGTTTCTATTCGTAGTACTATTATAGCATACTTTTACCCATTTCCCAAATCAGGAAGATCCTTTTCCCAGATTAAAGGTTGGATCAAGGTCTTTTGGGTCTTCCACTTTCATGATAATCTGATCATCAAAGAGAAGAATCAGACGTACACCCTTATAAAAAAGCTTTGTTCCTGCATGTTTTCCGTAACATACATGATCACCCACATTACACCATGCACCACTTGGAAACTTATCCTTATCCATATAGGCAAGATCGCCCAGAGCAAGTACATGTGCCACTGTAGTTAGATATGACATGTCATCCCTGGTTGAATCTGGTATGAATATACCACCTTTGGTTACATTTTTTACTGATACGGGGCGAACCAGTACATGAAATCCCGGAAGATTGGGAAGCGGACTTGGATCTGGAGATTCTTCCAGGTCTGTAATCCACATATCGTTCTTGATTGCACCACCTAAACCTACCTGTTGCATATTATTCTTCATCCTCTCTATACATGCGTTTTTTAATAATGTCTGTTAAGTTATCTCTGGCCCATTCTATTCCAGATATGGAACCAACTACCTGACGATAGTGAGCATAATCTTCTGCCAGACCACTACTGAGAGTAAGCCTGAGATTATTTATTTCTGTATTATACTCACTTACCACCTCATCCCAGATATCCATACCTAGTCGTAGAGCGAACTCTTACGGGTACTTTTCTTTGGATCAGGCATCTTATAGGAAAACTCATCAAATTTATCCAGTGAAGACCGCATTGATCGTGGTCCCCATACTACAGGTTCTTTAAATGGATCTCCAAAACTTTTATCGGTATCCTTTACATGATCAGGATAACCTTTACCTTTCTGCATCATTTTTCATCTCCTTCTGTTGTGCGATAGCCATCTTGACAAGAGCATCAAGACCCTTTATATCAAGTTCTTTATTATCTTTGGTCTGTGAATCAAACATATCCTTCAAGACTCTCATTACTTCTTTCTCTTCATCTTTGTCCATCTTGAATTCTTCTATGGCAGCTTTACCCATAATCTCTATTTCTTTTATTCTTTCTTTGCTGCTTCGATCTGCTTCAGATTTCTCTCGTTTGAAGTTATCACTGGCACCTGTTTTGAGCATACCTATGATCTGTTCATTTTCTTCAAGTTCAAGTTTCTTGTTTTTCAGTTCAAGCTCTGCTGCATTTGTCATGGTATCAGACTGAAGCTTCTGTTTCTCCAGTTCAACCTTGGCCTGTTCAAGAGAAACAAGCTGTTGTTCTGGAGATTGTGCCTGTCCCATTGCCTGATTGGCATTCATGACTTGCTGGGCTGCTTCAGCCATTGCCATTTCAACCATTGATGGATTACCGGCTGCCTGTGGGTTCTGCTGCATCATCTGCTGGGTAATACCACTCATCTGTTCCTGATACTTCATTACAGAATGTTCCTGTATATTTGACTGAAGTATTGGAGCTATTCTTTCCATAATTGGATTTGCACCATTCATGGGATCTTGCAGATAAGCCATCTTGACCTGTACATGAGCATCATGATTCTGTCCTGGAAAGGCTGCTATGGGTACACCTTTTGTTGCAGCCATGATATCGGATACAGGGTCCATTGCTTTTGGTTCTATCTTTGGTGGCAGTATCTCTTCCACATTGGGCATATTGGCAGCATTGAGTATTGTACGGTTCAATGCTTCAAGATTGAACATACCAGGTGGAGACTGCTGTGCCATCTGCAAGGCCATATTGGCCATCATCATGCGATGTGCGTTTGATGGAATATTGGGATCGGATACCGGAATAATATCTATACGTCCGTCGAAATCCTTTCTGAAAATACTCCTGTCTTCATAGGGAACATCATAGGGGTATTTCTCTGGTAGATAATCATAATCTATTCTGGCAAGAATTTTAAATTCATCTTTCTGCGATTTGTGCAGACGCTTGTGTATGGCCGTGAAGAATTTACTGGATGCTTCCAGGAGTGCCATTGTGGTGCCAACAGGTCCATAGGAGGCAGCATCAGAGATAACCTGCTCTGTGCTATCCGCAAACTTCTGACCAGCAGTAGCTACGAACTGGAGCATATTGTATAGAGTAGAGGAAGGCTCTTTATAGGGAAGGGGAACAATAGCCTTTGACAAATCTATACCGGTTGCTTCAACCTCCTTGAACTCGCCGGGAGCAATAGGTTCGTTGTCACCAACCATCCTAACTCCCTTGGCCTTAAACCCTCCCGGTAAATTGGCAAACTGCCCAGCATCTATAAGGGAACGCATAGCTGCTGTAGCACTCATTGTGAGATTGCCAAGGAAGTGTATAAGGCCCAGGCCGTAAAAACCAAAGCCGGGAACAAATCTATAATGCACAAAATGGCTTACTTTTTCTTTGTTCACATCATCTTGCTTATAGTTTCTACGGATACTTAGTATCTGTCTGGACTGTTGTTCGACAGTTACAATATAGGGTAATGCTTCTTCTTCGTCTTCGATTGAAAGATAACAGTGCTGTTCCAGAAGAATATATTGAGGATCATTATCAGAAGATGGAGACAACCCAAGAATGGTATCCATCTTCTCTGTGAAGGGCATCGTATTCGATGAGGATGGTGTGGGAAGATCTACCTCCTGATATACACCAGCCCTGATATCCCTTGCTATCTCAACAGGACTTCTGTAAATAACATGTGTGTAACGATCTGCATTGGAAAGATCAGTTGCATAATAGGAAATATAGAACTGATCTATGGGTATGAATTCTGAATGTGGCCTCTTGGTTGTGGCGTCATAGTACAGCTTCTTGAAGGCAGACCCAATAAGTGGCAGATGGAAAAGCATTCTTTCAAATTCATCAAAGTATTCCGGCATCTGCTCGGTAAGCTGATAGTTCATGAAGTTCTGTACACGATTGGCCTGTAACTCCTTCTCTGGAGTTGACTTGCCAAATATCCTGGCCTTTACAGGACCGTTCGTGGGGAAGAGTTCACCTGAAGCCTTGGACTGGAACTTGACTGCTGACTCTATGAGAAGGGGATGGACAGCCGTACACGCACCATCAAAGGGTTCAGTTCCCGGCTCAAGTTTAAGACCAAGAAGATCAAAGCCCCTTTCAAACATGGACTCCCAGTCTCCTCTGGAATCCTTATCAGCTTCAAAGTTTTCTATAACATCACTGGCTATG